CGAAGATCCCGCTCGCTGTGCTGAAGGCAGAGATCAAGAACATTGCTGGGAATGGAGAGAGGTACGCTCCAAATTGGAATGAGCTTGCGGGCCTGTGTCACGAGAGGAAGCTGGGAGATCCGCAGTATGCTCCGAAATTATCACCTCCAACGCCGCCAACTTTCCAACAGGAGATTCGATACGACATGGACGACCTTGGGATGGAGAAGGAAGAGTATCGTGAGTTTATCATGAAGACGGAAAAAGAAGATGGTGAGCCATTTACTTTGGCAGATCCAGCAAGCGGCGAAGAGTGCCGAGTTTTAGACAGATTGGACGAGATAGATGAAGGTTGAGAAGTATCAAGGGAGTGATCTCCGATCTGTGCTGATGGGGATGATCTCAAATGATGTGCTGTTGTCAAGAGTCGCTACCTACTGGGAAGGGGGAGGGCTTTTTGACAATGACTTCGCAAACAGGATTGGCGACTGGTGCATCATGTATCTCGCCAAACACAAGAAAGCTCCAACTGAGACAGGCATCACGCGGATGTTTGAGAGTTGGGTCGATCAGACTACTCCAACAGAGGAGATGATTACTGCGACGGAGTTGTTTCTGGATGCTGTGCTTGATGAGGACGATGAGATAGATACCAGCTTGTTGATGCAGACAGCAGCGGATTATTTCACCAAGGTACGAATCACGAACGAGATGGTATCTGTGGAAGGGGATTTGAAGGCTGGGCACATTCACGACGCGTTCAAGCGAGTGACAGAGATCGCTGAGATATCACTTAAGGCGATTGACTACGACAAACCTGCTGTGGATTTGTCTTATTGGAACCAATGCCTTGATGTCGCGGACAGAAGATCTCTCTTCAGATATCCTGACGCTGCTGGAGAGTTTTTCAAGGGAGCGTTTTGCCGCGGAGACCTGTATGCTTTCGCTGGTCCTGACAAGACAGGCAAGTCAGCCTACCTCATTGACGCTGCGTTCAGAGCATTGCGAGCAAGGCACCGCGTTGCTTTTTTCGATACCGGAGACTCAAATCGTGAGGAGGTGGGAGTACGTTTCGCTCAACGGATTGCTCGATGTCCGCACCATACCAAAGATATCATGAAGCCGGTTAAATGGGAGGAACTACCTGGTGCAGATGGTGAAGAGAAGGGCGATTTGGAATTAGAGCGAGATCCTGAGCGTGTTGAGGGAGTGGATGCGTGGGCTGTGAAACGAGTTTTGGACAAATACTCACACCGCCTTGACAAGTTTCGCGTTGCCTGTTATCCCAACTCGACCCTGTCGCTGTCTGGGTTGCGTGCTCAGTTGCGTGATTGGGAAGTGAACGGATGGGTTCCGGATGTTGTGGTGATTGATTACGTCGATATCATGGACATGGCTGGATCGGACGATTTGAATAAGATAGACGAAACATGGAAAGGACTCCGACGTTTGACGCAGGAGAAGAACTGCTTGGTCATCACAGCAACTCAGACAAATGCAGCAGCTTATGGCAAAACCAAGGGATGGCTGGGACCGAAGCATTTCTCCGGACGCAAGACAAAGAACGCTCACGTAGTTGGCATGATAGGTATCAATGTATCTTCTGAAGAACGCAGCACGCACCAATCCAGACTGAACTGGATCGTGAATAGGTATCCAAATTCTTACTCAGGAAAGCCAGGCGTATATCTGGCTGGCTGTTTTGATGTACAAAATCCGATAATTATCAGCAGATGGTGATGAGTTTCGTTCTCGGAGGTGTATTATGGAGACAGCGAACAACCGCTTATCAAATTTCAACAACCCGATTGGAGTAAGTGAAGAACATGATGATTTCTTTGGCGAATGCAGTACAGGTTCTAGGATTTTGCGGATGGAAAAACACCGCAAAGTGGGACACAACGAAGGTCGCCAAGAAGCTCGGCGACGTGAAAGACGTGGCGCCCGACGATCCCCCTGAGGATGCAGACCTCGCATCAATTTTGACGGAAGTGATGGAGACGATCGACGCGAAAGAGGACTTCGAAATTTCAGACGCAGAGGATTCTCCGGCAGAAGAAACGGCAGCGGAAGAGACTGCTGAGGAAACGGCAGTTGAAGAAGAAGCAGCAGCGGAAGAGGCTCCTGCAAAAGACAAGAAGGAGAAGAAGGAGAAGAAGGAGAAAGCTCCCAAAGCTCCCAAAGCTCCCAAAGCTCCGAAGGTCAAAAAGGAAAAGTCCGAGACCTGGGTGACAGCAGCGACCAAAACTCTCAAGGGAGTTGAGGGCGCCGCTACTGTCGATATCACGGACGAGTTGATCGCGGAAGTGAACACGCTCCGCGGCAAAACAAATGACAGCCTCGCAAAGAACCATCTCCGCATGGTGCAGGCGATCATCGGAATCTGGGAAGCGTAAAACGGACGCCTCGTGTCGCAATTGGATAACGATATTGAGAGCATATCTCCCTCTCAATAATTGGTGATCGGATTTGGCTCAGCACCGATTGTTTTCACCAAATGCAGGTTCGAGTCCTGCCGAGGCTTTTGGTTTTGGGATGAGTTGTTGACTTCACAGCAGTGGCTCACTCGCAAGGGAATAGATAACACCGCTGGAACCCAAAACCATTCCTACCCGAAAGAGGAACAATGCCCGAGAATATCTGCTTTGCCCCTCACCTAGATGACGAGATCATCGGGTGTTATTCTGTCCTCGACAACATCGACACGGTGGTGTATTGGACTCGAGATTATAGGGAGACGAATGTTGAGGCAATGAACGACGATCCGGCAATGCCGGACTACGTCCATCGCGACGACATCAATCTCGACGGCAGAGAGATCAACCATCTCTACATTCCGTCCAAGCATGATTTCCATCCGCTGCACAAAGAGGTTCACCTGTCTGGAATCCGTATTGCTCCGAATGCGAAGCATGTGAGATACTACTCGGTAGAAATGAATGTGCCGTGGTTGAAGGAAGAAGAAGAACCAAGGATGAAACAAGCCCTCTTCTACAAGTGGTATCCAGGCGAGGTCGAAACGATCGCCAAGTCGGACAAATACTTCCTCTTCAAGTCCGTTCAGCCGTTTGACGAATACATCTGGGCGGTTGTGCGATTTGAGAGAGAAGGATTCCATTGCTGGCCAGACGCTCCGGACGAAGTGAAATTCCTTCGTAACGAGCATCGCCACAAGTTCTTCTTTGAGGTGTCTGTCCAGCAGTTTGGTGATGACCGTGATTTGGAATATTTCATCATTAAAAAGAGGATCGAGAAATTCGTTCTATCAAATCAATGGGCTATTCACACCAGCTGCGAAATGTTCGCAAGACAGACACGTGATGCCACCATGCTCATGTATCCAGGGCGGGCTGTTAGAGTGTCAGTGATGGAGGATGGAGAAAATGGCTGTATTTTGGAGTAAGTGAAATTTGGAATCATATTTAGGGAGTAAGCAATGATTGATGAAGCGAAGTTTGGAGCCAAGATCGCCTGTGCTCAAGGGCGGATGATGGACTTTGTCAAGGATCTCGGACTCAATCGCGTCTGCATTGGGTTCAGTGGAGGCAAAGATAGCCGCTGCATTTTGGACATGGCACGAGATCTGTATCCTCACATCATTACCATTCACAATGGCCACACCGGAGAGGATCCAGGCGACGAAGACGGAGTGCTGTGCATCCATCCTCCCAAAGCAGAAAACGCTCCTGCGTTTCACAAACTTGTCGACATCAAAGGACAGATCGACGGTACACGAAGAGACGAAGACGACTACGTGATGATTGACGGAGTCGACATCCACCGTAGCAAGATGACCGGGCCGTTCGCAAGTGGCGGCATCTGGGGACTTGAGGTCTGCTTCCCAATTTGGGATTGGACTGAAGAGGAAGTCTACTTCTATCTTGGGGAGCGGGTGACAGCGTGAAAATTGGTTACGAGGGAGAAGGGCCTCGCTTAGGGATGAAGACGATATTCCTGACGCACGAAGACGCCTTGCTGAAGAGAAACGATCTCCAAGACAAGATGTCGGAGTACATGGGCGAGTTCGATGCTGTGTACGTCAATGTCAAATCCTTGAACAGCATCCGACTGAATCAGTTGGTCAGCAACACCTTGGAGTTTCCGATCACGTTTGAAGTGCCGTTTTCATTTTGTTCGTGCAATTTCTCTGCCTTCACGCAATCGCTTTTCTTCCTCGTAGTCACGGCTCCACCATTAGTAGATTATCATCGACTCCAACCTACCAATGTCTTCATCAAAGTGCGATCGATGTCTTCGGTAGATTTCTACCATGATGTGGAGGTTGCGAATGCTTGGGCGGATGCAGGGCACCAAGTGCTGTTGATGCCTGAATGGGATGACAGTCCTGCCAATTATGGGTTGGTGATGGTAGGAGCATGGAAGTTCCTGCACACTAGAGTCCGATTGATGCCTCCTGTCCAGAACCTATTGGAGATATCGTGACAGTTTACATCTTGCCAATTCAACCGCTGGAAGAGAGATACACCGAGCAGTGGTATCGTTGGTTTCCGGAGGAGTTTGTCCGACAGGGAGTAGATCCTGTCATTATCGATGGCCAAGCTCTCACACAGGGGATTGAGGTCGGTACATTCCTCGACATCAACAGCACGCTCTTCTATCAAGCGTCTCAACTGCAAGCAATTGCAGCTCTGTTCCATTCCAAAGTGATTGAGGATGGTGATGTCTTCTTTGTTGCGGACATCGAGTTTTGGGGAATCGATTCCATCCGTTACTTGGCAACGCTGAACAAGATCGATATCAAGATGTACGGCTTTGCTCACGCAGGCTCGTACACGAAAGAAGACTTCTTCTCGCCCTGTGCTTCCTTTGCACGTCATTATGAGGAAGCATGGGGCAAGATTTTTGACAAGATCTTTGTTGGGTCTCTCTATCACAAGGAGCAGTTGGTAAAGCTGCGGGACATCTCTCCGGAGAAGATTATCGTTACGGGCAATCCGTACGACTTCAACGACAATGTTCTTCCCAAATCCTATGATTGCGTGAAGGAAGACATTGTTGTCCACACCAATCGACCTGATCCAGAAAAACGTCCTGACCATACGTTATCCCTCTTCCAGTATTTGAGGAAACATCATCCAAGTTGGAGGTTTCAATTGTTGACTGGACGGCAGCAGTGGGGAACAGGTAACACAAGAGACAGAGCTCTTGCGATGCAAAAGGAAGGCATTCTAGAGATTTACGAAGGTCTTGAGAAGGAAGAATACATCGACCTGTTGAGCACAGCCCAGGTGATGACTGGTAACAGCATTGAGGAGAATTTTGGGTACTGCATTCTGGAGGCGTGTTTGGTTAACACGATTCCGATCTTGCCGAACCATTGCAGTCATCCAGAGCTGGTTGGTGGGGATACTGGATGTTTGTTTGATCAAGACTACGCTATTCCAGAAACGTTTCCCTCGTTCAATTATGACCAGGCTTTTCTGATTGAGCAGGCAATGGAAACTCCGTTTGATGTGGTAGGGTATGCCTCTCTGTATTGCGATTCACTATTAACTATCGTTGAGGAATGTCTTCGTGATTACGATCACTCGCAAGATGGAATTTGATGCTGGGCACCGTGTGCTTGGTCACGAGGGCAAGTGCCAGAACTTACATGGGCATCGCTACGTTGCTGAGCTCACTGTCCGCGTGCCTAAGCTCGACGATCTGGGACGCGTAATAGACTTCGGAGTTGTAAAGGAAAAGGTAGGCGGGTGGATTGACGGTGTGCTCGACCACAATATGCTGTTCCATCCTGACGATCCAATGCTGCACATCGATCTTCCGATAATGACGAAGGCGTTATGCGGGCGTGAACCTTTTGTGATGCCTGACGGCGAGAACCCGACTGCGGAAAATATCGCGAAGTTAATCGCACTCCAGTCGATGAACTTGCTGGGCCCGACGTATTTTATTGTACGGGTGAGAATTTACGAAACCCCCAACTGCTGGGCGGATTGGACGAACAATGCAACAGAACCAACAGCAACCGATAGGTAAGGATCTCTCTCCAGGTGGTACGCTAGACATCCATTCAAGTTGGAAAACGATCCAGGGAGAGTGTCTGTTTACTGGTTGGACGGCATACTTCATTCGTTTGTTTGGATGCAATCTACAGTGCCCGCTCTGCGATACAGACTACACGTCACAAAAGAGTGAAATCTCTATCGAAGCTCTTGCTGATCTTGCCATCAATAGCGGAATGGAATTGGTTGTGTTGACAGGAGGAGAACCGTTTCGTCAGCCAATCGCTCCGTTCATCAAAAAGGTGATGCAGAAGAAGGCAGTACAGATAGAGACGAACGGAACGATGTACAGGGAGACGCATCATGATTGCCGCATTGTTTGCTCTCCAAAAACACCAAACATCGTAGACGAGATGAGCGATTGTGTCGACGCGTGGAAGTTTGTCCTTGCTGCTGACTCTGTTGACAGGCATGACGGATTGCCGACCAGTGCTCTAGGGATGGCGAAGCCTCCAGCTCGACCTTCAAATAGTTCACCTATCTATGTCCAGCCGTTGGATTCTTACGACGAACGAGAAAACAAGTTGAACATGGACGCTGCCGTGGCGTCCTGTCTGAAATATGGATACCGTCTTTGTATCCAAACTCACAAGATTGCAGGGCTTGATTGATGGTAGAGACGATTGAAGATTGCATCACCCGTCTGATTGATTACATCGGCGACGATCCAGGTCGCGAGGGATTGCTTAAGACGCCGTCCCGTGTTCTCAAATCGTACGCAGAGCTTTTTGAGGGATATCGGTACCACGATGCAGACATCAAAGAAATGCTCACTGTGTTTGAGGACGACACAAGTGACGAGATGGTGCTGCTGCGAGACATCGATTTCGTTTCCTTTTGCGAACACCACATGCTTCCGTTCGTAGGGGTCGCTCATGTTGCCTACATTCCAGACGGTAAGGTGGTCGGTATTTCTAAACTGGCTCGACTGGTAGATGTGTTCGCCCGCCGTTTGCAAATCCAAGAACGGATGACCAATCAGATATCCTTTGGATTGGACAAGCATCTTAAACCAAAGGGAGTTGCAGTAGTTGTAGAATCAACACACCAATGTATGACTTGCCGCGGTGTGAAGAAGCAGAATACAACTATGATAACTTCGAGCCTATTAGGCGACTTCAAAGCAAACGACAAGACGAGATCAGAATTCTTTTCTTTAGTGACAAAAGGATAGCAGGATGTGGAAAACAGAAGATTGGGACTTTACTCGACCGCGACGAGAAGATGGATGGTACCCTCCGTTCATGGACGAACGGCACGTAGAGTACATCTATCGCGTCATGTGTCTCGGTGTTGCTGAGAATGTTCTAGAGATTGGCTGCTGGAATGGGACATCGACGTCTGCATTCGTGCAAGCGTTGATTGATGGGTACAAGTTTCAACTCGATTTGTGCGACATTGAGATTCGTCCTGCTCTCAAGGCAGTGGTAGGTAAGTATTCTGATCACGAAAAGTGTATCCGGTTGTTAGAGACAAACAGCCACGACGTTATCTCTGAAAAGTACGATACCATCTTGGCGGATGGAGATCATGAGCTGGAAGGATGTGCAACGGAGTTGGAGTTGCTGCTGCTGCACAATCCAAAAACCATCATCTGCCACGACACGAGTGTTCGCGTGCCGTGGTTACGTGGATCGATTCATCTTACTCGATGTCTCAAGAACTGTGGTCGGTACACCTGGTTCCAGGACGACAAGAAACGAAAAGGAGAATGGACGGAACGTGGACTTTGTATCTTGACTCGCGATCCATCAGTTGAGGCAATGCTGGGCATTTTCCGAGACGAAGCCGCATTAGAAATGGTGTGATGTTAGGATCCGCAGATGATAGATTGTTTCTTGACAGTGGGGCCTTCTCCGTCTGGACGCAAGGAGCAGAAATTGACGTTGAAGTCTATGCGGATTTCTGTAGCCAAAATCCAGAGGTCTCATACTACGTCAACTTGGACGCGATACCAGGGAGGGCTGGACAGTCCAGAACGAGAAGTGCAATTGCAATTGAAGATGCCTGCGAGCGAGGTTGGCGAAATTATCAGGCAATGCTACGGAAACTTCCCATTGACAAAGTGATTCCAGTCTTCCATCGAGGAGAGACAGGCAAGTGGCTGAAGAAGATGATAGACTTTGGAGCTCCGTACATCGGCATAGGTCAGGCGGTTAATTTTGGCAGCAAAGCAAATCAGAAAAAGTGGTTAGATGGACTTGCTGATGTGATCGTTGACGGAGCAGGACGCCCGCGAGTCAAAACGCATGGATTTGCCGTTACATCCTTCCAACTGATGAAACATTTTCCATGGCACAGTGTCGACTCGACGAGTTGGCTGAAGCAAGCAGCGTTCGGAACAGTCTACGTTCCAAAGATGGCAGACAAAGACGCTCCGTATTCAGACGTCCCAATGCTGATCAACGTATCGCCCAAATCGCCTTCTCGCGACAAGAAGCAGCAGCACATCGATAACCTGTCGCCCATTCTCAAAGAGTACACTCTGGACTATTTCCGATCTATCAAAGCACCGTTAGGTGAAACGGAGGTCGTCAAAGTTCCGTCCAAGTACAAGAAGAAGAAAGAGGAACTTTGGTATGATAAGACCAAGACATCAGTAATCAGAGAGTTGGTTCCAGGCCTCGCAACTGACCACCAGAGACGCTTTCGTGCGAACGCAATCTTCATCAGCAAAGTGGAGATAGGAGTGAAGCGGATTTACTTTGCAGGAGGCGAAGGATCGATAATAGATCCCGTGGAATATAGATTGAAGAACAGGTTGATGTCCTATCATAAGGTAGGCATGAAAACTGGTAATCTCGCAAACAAGACGTTCAACAATTGGCGTCACCAAATCGGAGCCCACAGTGAAACTTAATCGAGAAGACTTTCTACGTACTCTAGAATTCGTGTCTGCTGGATTGGCGTCGCGAGAATTCATTCAGCAGTCGACCTGCTTTGTCTTTGTTGGGGGAATGATCCGAACATTCAACGACGAGGTTTCTTGCTCCTGCGAGTCGCCGATAGAAGGAGAAGGAGCAGTACCAGCAAAGCCAATCTTGGACTTGCTGAGAAAGATGCCTGAAGAAAACATCCTCATCAACATTGATGAGGACACTGTTGTGATAAAGGGCAAGCGGAAGCAAGCGACGATCAGATTCGAGAAGGACATCTCACTACCTGTGGAAGAAGTAGAGATACCAGACGAGTGGACAGATCTGCCGGACACATTTCTGGACGGTATTGCTGCTGTTGCAAGTTGTGCAAGCAAAGAAGAGTCTCAGCTCGTGCTGACCTGCATTCACATCGACGCGAACAAGATTGAGGCATGTGATCGTTTCCAGTTTGCCAAGTACGATTTGGAAACAGGATTCGATGAGCCCGTTCTCGTGCGAGCGGACACGTTGAAGGAAGTGAGCAGCTTAGGCCCCATTCAGTTTTGCGACACCAAGAGCTGGATCCACTTCCGCAACCAGTTTGGAGTTGTCTACTCACTCCGTAAAACACTCGACTTGTATCCCAACCTTGATCACATCTACGTGGAGGGCGGAGAGTCTACCACGCTGCCGCTTGGATTAGAAGAGGTAGTCGATCGTGCAAAAGTCTTCTCATCAGACAAAGTTGACGACGATTCTGTCGTTGTCGATATGTGCGACGAGTTCATAGTTATCGAAGGCAACGGCGCTTTCGGAAGCTACAAAGAAAAAGTTGATTCCAATTACGATGGACCTGGTGCCCGCTTCCTTGTGGCACCGGATTTGTTGACCAGGATTGGGAAACACTCGCGTGAGTGTTTCATTTCTGATGACCGACTATCTGCAAAGATAGGGCGGCTGTGGTTCGTAACCTGTACTGAGCAAGAACAGAAAAACGACAACGGAGAAAAATGAAATGGCGTTACTGCCCCCAATGAACAAGAAGGAAAAGCCACGGCTGATTCCTAGGTGCGGTGCTTGTGGTTTGTACAAGAATTGCCACACACCAAAAATGAGAATCAGCGGGTATGGAGAGAAGGGCATCCTCATTATTGGGGAACAGCCTGGAGTTTTCGGAGACGAGGAGGGCTACCCGTATGGAGGGGAAGCCGGACGCTATCTACAACAGGCACTTCTCAATGAAGGAGTTGGACTTGAGAATGACTGTTGGATGATGAACGGGCTGTCGTGTCGCACACCCGACGACCGCAAACCAAAGGACAAAGAAGAGGAGCATTGCCGACCGCTCGTTACAGCAGCTCTCAACAATGATTGGATGGATATAAAGATCATCATACCGTTGGGCGGTGTTGCAATCAGACAAGTGATGAAGGGGTTCTACAAAGACAGAGTGGGGCCGGAGGACGCGTGGGTAGGATGGAAGATTCCGCTGCGTGAGAAAAACTGTTGGATCGCTCCCAACTTCAATCCAGTGGACATCATTCGCTCAAACGAGAAGCGTGGCGATGTTCGCGAGATACTGTTCGCAAAGTATCTGAAGGAAGCGTTGAGTGTTCCGTTTCGTCCGTACATCGAAGACAATCTTGCTGATCATGACTTGGCCTCGCAGGTTAAGATTGAATTGGATACGGACAAAGCTGCTGCTTGGATTTATGACGTGATTGAACGTGGTCAACCTGTCGCGTTCGACTACGAGACCAACATGCTCAAGCCGCACAGCAAGGGTGCTAGAATAGCGTCTGTGGCGTTCTGTGTGAATGGTGAGGAAGTCCTAGCATGTCTGTATGGCGGTGCTGTCGTGCCGGCTATGCGTGCTTTCCTTGCAAGTAAGGTGCCAAAGATCGGAGCAAACTGCAAGTTCGAGGAGCTCTGGTCGCGAGTAGTGGTTGGGCAGAAGGTGAACAATTGGATATGGGACACTGTGCTGTCAGCCCATCACTTGGACAATAGACGTCGCGTCACGTCAGTCAAGTTCCAAGCGTTCGTGTGCTTGGGGATTGCTCCCTGGGACTTTGTTGCGGGCCCATATCTGGAAGCAGATGATTCTGTTACTGAGAACAGAGTCTTCAGTCTCGCTCCTCGAGATCTGCTGCTCTATAATGGGATAGATGCTCTGGTTGAATACAAACTTGCTCAGTACCAACGCAACAAGATGATGGAGGACTGGAATAATGGAAGTTAATTCAAAGAACTACGCCCGCCTCGCACAGATGACTTCACCTTGTGAGAGGGAGCATTTCGACGATCAGATGTCTCGGTTGGACGAGGAGGGACTGGCGTTGGTCGCTGGTGCTGTGTCTCAGATCATTCATGTAGGGAGGTTGGTTGATTTTATCAAGCGGAGAGTTTTCTACGGACAGGAGATCGACCGTTCTGATTTACGGTTCACAGAGCTGATGGAGCTCGGACAGGAGAACATGCCGGAAATGGTCGGTATGCAGAAGAAGTTGACACCTGTCCATCTTCGTGTGCTGCACGGCATGTTTGGGATCCAGACAGAAGCCGGCGAGATTGGAGAAGCAATTGACTGGACGTTCATGTTTGACCAGCCGCTTGATTGCACCAACTTGGAAGAAGAGATTGGAGACGTTCTCTGGTATGTTGCGGAATTGTGCAACGTATTGCGAGTTGAAGTTGACGAAGTGATGTACAAAAACATAGCCAAGCTCCAGTCGGGTCGCTTCGCTGGCAAGTTTACAAAAGAGGAGGCGTTGAATAGAGACTTGGAAGTTGAACGTAGAATTTTAGAGTCTCCGAACTTTGACGAAGACTTAATACCAGGAGAAGACAATTGAAAACATTACCAGCAAACCCAGCAGCGTTCCGATTCATGATGGATGCTTCCGAAGCGTTTTCCGATGTTGAAGAAAGGGGAATGAGAATTGATCTAGAGTATCTCGATCGTGCGATAGATTTCACAGAGAAGAAGATTCAGGAGCTGGGTGAGTCGCTCCGAAAGGACGATGTGTTCCGGATATGGAGAAAGAAGTTTGGACGCTCCGCCGACCTGGGGAAGCGGAAGCAACTCTCGGAAGTCCTTTATAAGGAGATGGGATATGAGATAAAGAAACGGACGAAGTCTGGTGAGGGTGCAACAAACCAAGAAGCGTTTGAGGGTATTACGCACCCGTTCGTGAAGGATTGGGTTTTACATGAGCAGCTGAAAAGTCTGCTTGCCAAAAATTTGAAAGGGACGTTGAAGCTCGTAGACCCGAACGGGCTTCTCCATCCTTCCTTTCACTTCAACTTGGTAACGACGTATCGCAGCAGCAGCTCTGATCCCAACTTCCACAATTACCCGAACAGAGACAGACGTCTCGCAAAGATCATCCGCACGGCGTTCGTCCCTCGCAGTGAAGAGTATCTTTTAGTTGAGGCGGACTATGGGGCGTTGGAGTTTCGAGGGGCTGCTTGTTTTTGGAAGGATCCAGAAATGATTGCCTACGCTGACGACGACACAAAAGATATCCATTACGACATGGCAGGGCAGAGCTATAAACTTGAACGAGAGGAAGTGACAAAAGCGGTGCGAGGGTTTGGGAAGAACAAATTCGTCTTTCCTACTCTCTACGGCAGTTACTACAAGAACACGGCACGCAACCTTTGGGAGGCGATACAAATCGGACATCTGCAAACAGCAGACGGTTTGGGTTTGTATCAGCATCTAGAGCGGCAAGGGATTGGGAGCAAAGAGCAATTCGAATCCCATATTGAGAATGTTGCCAGCAAGTTTGAGAAGAAGTTCTCTGTATGGGCGAAGAAACGAGACGAGTGGTGGGACGATTACTGCAAGTACGGAGCGTTCCCGTTAATGACAGGTTTCGTCTGTCGCGGACAATGTTCGTACAACAATTTGATGAACACGCCGATTCAAGGACCATCGTTCCATCTGCTGCTGTGGTCGATGATCAGAGTGAACGACCTGCTTAGAGAGCGTGAAATGAAGAGCATGGTGATCGGACAAATCCATGACTCTATATCTCTGGACGTACACAAAGACGAGTTCCAGGAAGTGATGGACATGCTCGAGCAGGTCATGACGATCGATGTTCGTGAGCATTGGGACTGGGTTGTGACGCGTTTGGAGATAGAAGCAGAAGCAACATCGACAAATTGGTATGAGAAGAAACCTTTTGCTAAGAACGAATCAGGAGTTTGGGTAGCAGCATGACAAATCCTCTCAATGTGCAGCATGGCGGAACGCATTACAAGGCTCTCGCCATCCAACCTGTTGAGTATGCTCAGCGAAACGAACTTAACTTCTGTGAAGCAAGCGTCGTGAAGTACATTACACGGCACAGAGACAAAAACGGAAAAGAAGATTTACAGAAGGCAATTCACTTCATTCAGATGCTTATCGCATTCGAGTATCCAGAGACAGCCGCTCCCAAGGTGGTTAAGAAAATCAAGAAGAAAATGAGGAAGATATGACTGACGAATCGAACACGCTCTATCTCAAGTATCGTCCACAAACTTTCAAAGAGGTGGTCGGGCAGAAGGAGGTCCTCAAGTCGCTCGTCACGATGGGGAAGACAAAGACGATCCCTCACTTCTTGCTGTTTACTGGAGCGTCCGGTTGTGGCAAGACAACGATCGCTCGCATCTTGAAGAAGATGCTCAAGTGCGGCGATTCAGACTTCGTGGAAGTGAACGCGTCTAGCGAACGTGGGATCGACATGGCACGAGATCTCACACGCCAAGCCGCTATGAGTCCGATCAGTGGAGACTGTCGGGTGTGGTTGGTGGACGAGTGTCAAGCAATGACAGGCGATGCACAGAATGCGATGTTGAAGATTTTAGAAGACATCCCTCCAAAGACATACTTCCTGTTCGCGACGACCGACCCGCACAAACTCAAAAAGACAATCCGCACTCGTGCAACTGAGCTCGCACTCAAGCCAATATCGGAAAAGGATTTGGTTGGCTTGATTGAGACAGTTGCTGAGAAGGAAGACAAAGAAGTATCGGATGACCTGGCGATACTGATCGCACAGAAGTCAGAGTCCTCCGCTCGGAAGGCGCTCGTGCTGCTACACACCGTCATCAACATGACTGACGAGGAAGCAGTTGAGCATCTCAACTCCAGAGATATGGAGGGGGAGGCGATTGCGATTTGCCGTGCGTTGGGGAAGAAGTCAACGACTTGGAAACAGATGGCAGAGATTTTGAAGAGCGTGAAGGAAGAACCTGAAGGGCTGCGTTGGCTGATAATGTCCTACGCCACGACCACGTTGCTCAATACAGGTAATGCTCGTGCTGCTGCAATTATTGAAGAGTTTCGTGAGAACTGGTTCGACAGCAAACGATCTGGACTGGTAATCAGCTGCTACAACATCATCAACGGAGATTGAAATGAACCTACCTGATCTATCTATCGACCATCTCGCATTGGACAAGGAGTGGCTAGGGCATACCAACCTGTACACAGAATGGGGCGAGAAGTGCGTCGAGGCTCAAGCTGCGTTTGACGTTGCGAAAGCAAATCAAGAGCGGATACGGTGCAGCCTGGATAACGAGATCAGGCTCGATCCCGGAGAGTATGGGCTGGTAAAGGCAACAGACAAGTCCGTCGAAACGACAATTGGAGCTCAGCCTGAATACCTTGGTGCAGTGAAAGGAGTTATCACAGCACGCAAACAGATGAACATGACCAAGATGGCAATGGATGCTCTAGAACATCGCAAAAGGGCACTGTCGATGTTGGTTGAACTCTGGATAAGGGACTATTATTCAGAAGCTACTGCTAACCGAGGAGGCGAAACAAAGCCCGTTGACAAGGAGCAGGTGAGAATGGAACGCAGACGGAAGGCAATGGAGAGAAAAAATGATCGATCTGATGCTTAGAACTGTCTGGTTCAGTTTCGTGGCGATGTTGGTACTTCCAATTATCGCATTTTGTGTCGTCAGAATGGCAACCGTTGCCTATCTCCAGGCGGCTGTCTTTACTAAGAGGATTGAAGATGTCAAAAGCAAAAGAGCGTCGAGGTAAAAAGAAGTCGGCAGCAAGGAGACGAGCTGCTGAACATTCGTCCGGGTATTCAACATCTGTTCTCAAGATGCCGGAAGGATGGAGCTTCTTTGAAATGAAGGAGGGAATCAAGTCTATTGACATCATTCCTTTCAAGGCAAAGGACTCAAACCCGTTTGCGTCGGCGGGTGAAGAGTATTACGAACGTACCTTCTGGATCTATCGCAAGATCGGAGCGGAAGAGAAGTCGTACTGTGCAATCGGAAAGACGTTTGGCAAGAAGGATCCAATTCAGGATTGGAAGGCCGAACAAGCTGACAACCCTGACGCAGATCCCGTTGTGCTGAAAGCGTTGGTCCCGAAGGAACGTCAGTTGTTCATTGTCCACGATCACTCCGATCCGGGCAAACTGAAGCTCTGGGAAGTGAGTCATCACACGTTTGGCAAGCTGCTGGATTCCCGTGTTGATAACAGCACAGAAGAGTCAGGTTGGGAGTTCTTTTACTGTGCAGACGAAGACGGCATGACGCTGCGTTGCACGTTTGAAGAGAACACTGGTGGATCATTCAAGTTCGTTGAGTGCACCGCTATTGACTTCCTTCCGCGTGGTGAACTGGCTCCGGAGCTTGCCAATCATGGACAGTGTCTGGATGACCTGCTCGTTGAAAAGTCGTACAAGGACATGAAGAATATCTTCTTGTGTGTCTCTGAGGACGACGGCGAGGATGATGATGTTGAAGGCGATGGGGGCTCAACTGTCGAAGAGGACGATGAGCCTGTTGCTGAGACCAACAACGTCAAGAAGGAAGAGAAGGAGTCTCCAAAGAAGGAGAAGGCGAAGAAGGAATCTAAGCCTGGACCCGAGGAAGGATATCCTCTCGCAGAAGACTTCGGATTGTCTAGAGGGGACTCGGTAACGTACAAAGGAGAAAAATGCACGATTCTCAAAGTGAGTAAGGATGGAACGTCTCTTACTTTGGAGAATGAAACCACGGAGGAAATTGAAGGAGGGGTTGGTCCTGAGGAAGTGTACAAGGGCGGGGAAGAGAAGGAGCCCGCTAAGAAGGAGAAGCCCAAAAAGGAGACTGCCAAGAAGGAGAAGAAAGGGGCAACGGAAGCCGACAATGACGAGGAGTGGTCATTCTAATGGCAGTTCACAGAGCAAAGGTGGAGAAAGAAGATTGCCTTTCCACCGGCAGTACTCTCATCAATCTAGCATGTTCCGGTTATCCGGATTATGGGTTGACCAAAGGGAGATACTTTTGGATGTCAGGAGATTCTACGTCAGGAAAGACGTTTTTGTGCCTGACCATCTTTGCTGAAGCTGCCAACAACCGTTATTGGGACAACTATGATCTTGTCTTCGATGACGTGGAAGGAGGCGCTCTGATGGACATGGAAAAGTTCTTCGGAGCCAAGATGGCTGCACGGCTGCAACCCCCAGCAGTAGCAGATGGATTACCTGTCTACTCTGCTACTGCTGAGGATTTTTACTTTGGATTGGATGATAGGCTTTCGCTCGTTGAAGCAGGCAAAGGTAAGCCGTTCCTCTATCTGTTAGATAGCATGGATGCACTATCGTCTATCTATGAGGCAGCAAAGTTTGATGAGAAGAAAAAGGCACGACGCGGCGGAGCGAAAGCAAAAGGCGACTATGGCGATGGCAAGGCAAAGATCAACTCAAGTTGGATAAGGACAATTGTTCGTCGTTTGCGTGACACGAAATCAACGCTGATCATTCTCAGTCAGACACGAGATAACATGGACGGTGGAATGTTTGATCCCAAGTCCATTACAGCTGGTGGACGAGCATTGAAGTTCTACGCTACTTGGCAGCTCCAATCTAGTGTTGGTGCAAAGATCAAAAAGACAGTGAACGGCAAGGACAGGATTGTTGGAGTGCAGTCCCGCATTCAAATCCAAAAAAACAGATTGACAGGTCGAGCACGGACAACGGAAGTGCCGATCTATTACTCGTACGGAATTGATGATGTCGGGTCGATGGTCGATTTCATGACGGAGGAGAAGGCGTGGAAGATGACGGGCGGCAAGATAGCTGCTCCTGATCTTGGTCTCGATGTTTCGCTGAGTCGAGACAAATTGATTAAGCACATCGAGGAGAAGAGGCTTCAATTCGATCTTCAGAATGAAGTCTATGACGCCTGGAAAGCGATAGAGGAAAAGTGCGAACTGCCTCGTGAAGGGAGATACGAATGACATTTCTACTTGTGGATGTGCTGTACCTTTGCCACCGTGCTTGGTTTACGACTGGGCGTGTTCAGTTTAGCGATCAGAATACAGGCGTGGCACACGGTGTGCTGACTACGCTCGAGCAGATGCACGATCTGTTCAATCCTGTTGCTACGCTGCTCGCAATTGATGGGAGGCAGCTGTTTAGAGAAGACATCTTTCCTGAGTACAAAGGGCATCGTCGCAAAGCAGAATTGAGTGATCAGGAGAAACGAGATCAAGAAGAGATGTTTCGCCAGGTCAACGAGTTGCAAAGTTGGATATTCGAGGAGCTAGGATATCTGAATGTTGAGCAGGAGAATGGATTTGAGGCAGACGATTTGATTGCGAAAGTTGCAGCATCTCTGGACGGTAATATGAGAGGCATCATCATATCTGCTGATGAGGATTTGTTTCAGTGCATTCGACCAAACGTCTATTTTCAGAAGCCCGGTAAACCCATCATCACTTATGATTCGTTTAAGAAGGACAAGGGAGTCTCTCCTGATGATTGGGCAGTAGTGAAAGCGATAGCGGGCTGCTCTTCAGATGGAGTGCCTGGAGTGCCTGGAGTTGGGAATAAGACTGCTGCGAAGTATCTCCGAGGGGAGCTGAAGACGACGTCCAAAAAGTACAACGACATCGCCCATGCTGGTGATCTTGTCAATCGTAATATCCGACTGACAAGACTTCCGTACGAGGGATGTCCGTTAATACCACTTGTGCAAGATCAACTCACACCAGCAAGGCGTTCCGCCGTCTA